GATGGCACCACCGGCTCCCCGTTCTTTGGCTCGGTGCTTGTGGCTTTTGGCCATGAATGTGACCGCCGCTTGCGCCGATCTTCCATCCCAGGAAAGTATGTTGTATTAAATATGTAATTGTATTAACAAAATTGTTTTAATTATGGAAGCATTTGATTTTATCAAAAAAGAGTTGCCAGACGTATTACTGGCTAAATTGGATTTTGACGTAGTTCTTTCAAAGCGTCAAGTGGTCGAGAAAATCTCGGCATTGGAGCCTACTTTTGGAGGCATGGCCGTCCATTACGAAAACCATGGGCGTAGAGTAGAAATTATTTGGAGCAAGGCACTCCAGGAGAAATGGGCCGACCGCCTGAATGCCGGTCAAAAGGTGCGTTACATTCAAAAGAATAGCAAAGGACAGGTTATAAAAACCCAATGCCGTGATGGTGTTCTTTCTGAGTCTGGTGTCTTCTGGGTTGGCACAGATCGTTGTGTGTATGCTGATTTTGGCGAAGGCTCTGAAGCCTACGACATTACTCATATAGAACCAGCTGAATAGTTATGCCCTACGGAGTCTGTAAAGTTTGTGGATGCACAGACAATGATCCGTGTCACAATCCGGCGCACGGTAATTGCTGGTGGGTGGATGATTCCCATGAGCTGTGTAGCCATTGTGCTGATAAGACGATTGCGGATGATCCTGCAACTCAGCATTGCATCAACAGCAAGGGCTTTGACCCCTACCCTGGTATTGAGCGTAAAGACCTTGCATCCCTCGGCTGTCCTTTTCCTGATGATACTGGAGATATGTGTAGTGAATGCTCTCACATGAGTTTTTCCAGCGTGTTTACAGGAGAATGTGATTTAGGTATAAAAATTAGATAATTTAAGAATATCAGGTAATGAATAGATATATTTGTCGTGCAAAGGCCGTTGACGATGGCCGCTGGGTGGTAGGTGAGCCACATATCATATCCTTACAACCGCACATCCATGTTTCACCTTTGGAGTCTGTCAGGATAGATCCTAATACGCTTGGAAGGTTTACAGAATGGCGTGATAAGAACGGTAAGCCTATCTTTGAGGGTGATATCCTGTCACTAATACTTCCTGATGGTAGTGGCCGTTTGTTTATCGTAGAATGGCAACGTCAGATTAGACATTTGGAGTCTTTGAAAGACTTTGAACCTGACGGTAATCCCGTGGAGATTAGCGGATGGTGTTTCACCTGGGGTAAGCATCGACTATTGCCATCGTATATCGGCGAGGTGCCCGACTATAAGCGTATGGAGATCGTCGGCAATATCCATGATAACAGTGACATGCTGACTGATGAAAACGAGGCTAAGATTACTGGTCAGCGTGAACTCATCGGTAATACTTGCTGTCTCTCAAACAAACCTGGTGTGCAGGTGTTCATGTATGATCTGAAGGATGATAATGGCAGTTGGCTGGCTCGTTGCTTCCTTACTTCTGATGGTGTCTATATGTCTTACTCTGAATGGGGTAATTTCTTCCATTATTTCGCGGCTCCTGGTAAGGATGGTATTCGTAAGTTTATGCTTGGTATTAGCGACGGCTACTTTGCCAACAAGCTCTGTGAAGTGGAATGGAATACGGCACCGACAAAGGTAGCTGCTGCTGCCAAGCGTCATGCAAAGTATGTCCTGCCGGTACTCCAGCAGGCTATTCGTGAACAGTTGGAACAGGAAGGGTGATTATATGGTAGAAGAATCTCTTTGGGGTGTGTCGCTCTCAATGGCAGCAAAAGAGTTGCCGATGACTGAGAGTGTTCTGGCACAGACGATACAGAGTATGCGGATCTGTCAGCAGAAGTATAAGGAGGATGAGCCTGAGTTCGACCGTTTGAATCATTTGATAACAATGGTTGGTGGTATATCCTATATGATGCAGGGAGTTGAAGCAGCTCTGAATGCTATGGTGATTGATATGCTGAAAGAGTATAAACAGATGAAAGAGAAAGTATCTCACGAATGATGGATCAACTGGCTTATATAACGGTAATATATGGTATTGTAATTCCGACAATCATAGTATTAGTGTTTGATGTTTGTAGAATTGCATGGGCCGCAAAACATGGAAAGCGTCTTTATAGTGGGCATTTCCGAGATCTCTTTATCGCCTGTTTGCCGATGATGAGTTTTATGGTCGCTATGATTATCGTGTTGGAAGGGCTGGATTTAGTGCAAGATTTTTTATGTAAAATATTAAAAGGTAATCCGATTATGACAAATTTAGATGAAATGGCCGAGAAATATCTTGGTGCAGTAGAGACTCAGAAAAAGAGTGAAAATGAAAATTTCGACGGTACTTATAATCGTGGTGACATGGAAACATGTTACGTTGTAGGTGCCCAGGATGCTGCCAGACTGCAAGAGGGACAGACAGGTTCCTTTGGGCAGGCTATTGGCTCATTGAAGAACGGTTTTTTAGTGCGCCGTCAGGGATGGAATGGTAAGGGTATGTTTCTGTTCATGCGTCCAGCTGATATGCTGTCTGATGATTTCATCGTTGACACAGTGAAGTCCCTACCTTACAACTTCAAACAATGGGTAAAGAACCATCCCAATGAGCGTAAGGAGCGTTTCTTCACACAGTATATCTGTATGAAAGCTGCTGATGGCTCTGTAGTGAATGGTTGGCTGGCATCGCAGACAGATATGTTATCAGATGATTGGGAATTGGTAAATCCTGAAGAATGATATCAACGAATGCAGTAGGTTCGCATTAAAAACAAAAAATGATGAAATATCCGTATTACCCCCCCCCTAAAAGTCGCCTGGAGCCTGACGGCTCGCGCTCCATGATGCTGCATGTTGATATCATGCTCGATGGTGGTACGCGATACTATGCTACATTTCACAAGCGAATGCCCGTCAGGTTTGACCTGTCACTTGGTAAATATGTGATGGATCTCGGCACGAATGATGAATTTAAGCGGATGCTGGAACAGCGATACCCATCACTCCGTAATAAACAGTATCGTATCGCATTTGTAAATTAACACCATTATGGATAAGAAAGATTTTATGAAAATGATGCTTGGAATGGCACTTTCCGATTCTGAGGACAAAGAAAAGTTTATGAATGAAATTCAGCAGGCAGCACATAAGGGACTGTCAGAACTGATGGATAGCATCGTCTGGAAAGATGATTTGACTGTCGAAGAACAGCAGGTAAAAAGTGCTGTAGATGCAGCAGCTCCTATTGTGTTGAATATGGCTTCTACTACACGTCAGGAGCGACGCGCAAAAGGTGAGAGTATGACCATCAAACAAATAGAAGCTACCATGAAGTTTGAATCGGCAATAACTGACGTGTTCCAAGCGGGTATTGACTATTGTAAAATATTTGGTATTCTTACTATAAAAGAAAAGGAAAACAAAGAGTAATTGATGATATCTGTTGACAACATATATAATATGGATTGTCTCGCTGGTATGAAGCAGATGGAGGCTGATAGTGTGGATGCGGTTATCACTTCCCCACCCTACAACTTTGGCCTTCGTCTGCATACCGGCAAATATACTAAATGGACTCCAGGAGAAACCTTTGGCTACACGGGTCTTCCTGCTAACCGTTATGACAACCGTGTGAATGATGCTCTGTCAATGGATGATTACTATGCCTGGCAATGCCAATGTATAGATGAAATGCTGAGAGTCACTAAAGGGCTTGTGTTCTATAATATAATGATGATTACGGGTAATAAGGTGGCTTTCTTTAAGCTGCTGGGACATTACGCTGACCGCATCCGTGAGATTATGGTATGGGATAAGATGTCAGCAGAACCGGCTATGCACGATGGCGTATTGAATAGGGAGTTTGAATTTGTGGTAGTATTTGATAAGCATGACTGTAAGGGCTGTCAACTTCCTGTGATGAATGCCTCTCGTGGTACTCTGTCAAATGTTCTGAGGATCGGTAAAAACAAAAGCACTAAGCATCGTGCCGCGTTTCCTCTGCTGTTACCTCAGACAATAATACACTATTTTACCAATTCGGGGGGGTAATTCTCGACCCTTTCCTGGGCAGTGGCACAACAGCCATCGCTGCCATCAAAGAAGGCCGGCATTACATCGGCTTTGAATTGAATCGGGAATATTATAATGATGCTGAAAAGCAAATAAATGCTGAGAAAGCTCAATTAAAATTGTTCTAATTATGTCTGAGACTAAAAAACATTATCGTGTCTATATGGCCCTGGACCTCGTGACAGAGGATGAGGGCAGGACATTGGCCATGGTGAATGTCATGCGTATGTCGAATGAACCGGCACCATTGCCTATGATGACACAGTTCATGGGTGGCATGTCAAACCTGGCTCCAAAGGTGATGGTGGTGCAGCAGCCTACGCATGGCAAAACAAACCAGCGTACAGGTGTTGACCCTGACCTTGATTGTGATGACTTTGAACGTGGAGAGCCTGAAGGCTATTGTGATGGTATGGGACATTACCATTGTGATGAATGTAAGTGGCGTAGTCAGGAGTCCATTAACCAAAAGCACGAGGACTTCATGCGTCATCAGAACCATAAAAAGGAATGGCCGAAGATCAAAGCCATTGTTATTGATTCCGGCGAAGAGGTAATGGTCGATGACCATGCTATTGATTTCTTTGGAACCAGTTATTATAACATGTGGCATAATACAGCAAATGGTATGACATACCATGACGATGATCTGGAATTTATCGACGAAAGACTGCAAAAAGTATAGTTATGGCAAAACATACAAAGCAACTCAGGAAACTGTTTAAGCATTCTCTTCAGGAAAATATGAAGCATTTATATGTGATGCCTACTGGTGATCCTAACAAGGATTTCGACGGCTTTCATACTATCATCGAAAAAGATATTGAAAAAGGTAAATGAAACGACAACGAATGTATATATCTGGCCCCATTACAGGCCGTGATGATTTCAAAGAACGATTTGCTGAAGCAGCCGACATCGTGAGGAATGCAGGTTATAAGCCCGTCAATCCATCTACGATGTTTGGCTGGTTCCAGTTCGTTTTTGAAAAGTTCCCTTATCGGCTTCAGGTGCTCATCGACTGTTTGGTACTCGCATTTACCTGTGATGCCATTTATCTGATGGCCGACTACAAATTCTCTCGTGGTGCTACGCTCGAAAAGGCAGTAGCCGACTTCTGTAAGATGACTGTTATCGAGGCCCGTGTGCCCAGCGATTCCAGCGTAGAAGATTCTCCTGTCGTTAAGGCAATAGGAGATTTAGGTAGAGCAATGGCAAAGTTAAGAATATTATGAGTATTATTCGATTTACGCTTGCTTTGACTCAATTAGTCATTGAAGGCAAAAAAGACATGACGCGCCGGCTGACAACCGACCGCCGACAATATGAGGTTGGCGAGAAGGTGGCTCTTGCGGAAGCATACGGTTTTATTTGGCGTGAGCTGAATGCTATTCCTGATAAGCAAATAGCCTATATGCGTAGATTAAGAAGTGTGTTGAATGTAGAGCATCCATCTATTATACCTGCATGGGAAAACAAACTCTTTGTGCGTCCTGAACTAATGCGCTATCAGATAGAAATTACTGGAAAACGCACAGAGCATCTTCAGGACATTTCCGATGAAGACATTTTGCGTGAGGGTGTCTTTCATGGTATGTGCAGCAGCCGCAATATTGAGACGGGCGAAACAGGAGATTATACATGGCTCGATATAAAGCGTAAGAAACTCCCCAATGGTCATTATCATGTCAATATCAAACATAACGTACATAGCAATATTCGTGAGTGTTTTATTGAAATGATAAACCATATATGTGGTAAGGGAACCTGGGAGCAGAATCCAGAGGTTTATGTCTATACGTTCAAACTGATAGACACCTATCCTGATTATATATTCACTAAATAAATAAAACTATGGCAAAATTTCAAGATGTAATCGAATGTCTGAAAAAGGGTGGTTCTGCCCGTCGTATTTCGTGGACTGATAACCGCGAAATCATCCGTCAAATTCCGCAGTGTATTTCAAAGGACATCGTGCCTAAGATGACCTCATTGCCTGCAAGTATCAAACCAAAAATCAGCACTGTTGGCTCTGGTGAAATATCATACCATGACCAGGTAATCGTCATTACATTTGTCGATGATGAAAAGACTCCTGCCAGTGCCACATACTTCATCCCCACATGGGAAGATATCTTTGCTGATGACTGGTCCTGTCTGACACCTGCCGATGAGCCTGAAACGGAAGAAAAAACCCCTGTGCTTGAAGCGTCAGCTTCGAGTGAAGACCAGCAGCCGGTCATCGACACCTCTATTCCCGTCACTATGCGCATCAAGACTTACGAGGATGCCTTTAATGAGGTAAACATCCGTGCCATGCAGGGTGATAAGGTGGCCGAAAAACTCATTAAGGATTTGCAGTTCAATTCGCCTTACACAGATGATCTGCTGGCATACATCAAGCTCCGCATTATCACCTATGCCATCAATGAGGGCTGGGAACCTCAATTCGTTGTTGATGAGTATCGCTACTGGCCTTGGTTCTGGCTCTATACACAGCAGGAGATAGACGCTATGAACGAAGCGGAGCGTTCTAATCTGCTGCTGCTCGTCGGGGGTGCCGCGAATAGCGGTGCGCCTTGCGGTCTCGCTTACGCGGGCTCGCTTTCCGCTTTCTCGTACTCGGGCGCGAACCTCGGTGCTCGCCTGGCCTTCAAGTCTCGTGAACTTGCTGAGTATGCTGGTCGCCAGTTTATTGAGCTTTGGGCGGCTTTCTCATTCAAACCTGTTGTGAATGGCCATGGCAAAGGAAAATAAACCGTCGCTTGATCCCAAGGGGATGTTGCTCTTGCAAATCACTCAGCTGTTTCAGAAAAACAATATCGACCCGAATTTATCGGTGGAGGTGATGGCTGAAATGCTGATGCAGTTGTTTGTCGGAATGCAGGTGCTCACAACGGAAGACATTAACCCGCAGGTCCAGGCTTTCTTTGACAGAATGAAAGCAAAGGCCGCTGAAGTGTTACCTAAAATAGTTGCTGAGAGAAACAAAGCATCGTAATAAATATAACTGTTATGTTGAGAAAAGACTATATCAAAAAGAAGGTGGCTCCAAAGGAGGGCATCGGTATGTTCCTGGCAGAGCGTGTATTGAAGACATGGCATGAGGACTTCGTGGATCAGGACACCCAGGAAATAGTAAGCATAGAGCGTAACGAAGTGCTCTATGACCGTGATGAGAAAGTGGACTCTAAGATGGCAAAGGACATCGAAGAGTATGGTATCACTGAGATCTGCGTCACCAATACCCCTGGTCGTGCAGAGGAACTAAGAACTTTCTGCCGTCTCGGTCATGTAAAGGTGACGATGAAGGGTATCACAAAGACGGGTGTGGTCATCTGTCGTGCAG